TTGGAACGTGTTACTGTATATATATACAGTTTGTTGGCGAAGCGCGAAAATATGACACCCAAGGCGATGCCGCTGTTCGATACCCTGAGCCGGTTCGAGCACCCCAATGACAGCGTGAATCAGTACCTGGCGCAGTTGATCCAGGGCGGCCTCGAAGACGCCGGACTCACCTATGAGCATTGTTATGACTGGCTGCTGGAGCAGCGCAGCATAGAGAACAACTTCAAGAGTCACCGCAGTGAACTGACCATCTTCCTGCATTGGTTGTGGCAGATAGAACAACGCTCCATCGGTCAGGTCGACAGGCAGGTGTTGTCACGTTACCTGGAGTATTGTCGTCAGCCGCCTATGGAGCAGATTGGCTTCTGTAACTTGCCTCAGTTCAGGGAGTCCTGCGGCGCTCGGGTTCCCAACGAAAAGTGGAAACCATTCCTGGGTAAACTCAAGGATGGCGAGCCCTTGGGGTATCAACTGTCGCATTCGGCGATACGCACCAAGCTGGCATTGTTGTCGGCGTTTTTCAGCTATCTTATCGACGTGGATTTCCTGGATAGGAATCCGGCGGCCATCTTATTGCGGGCCGGCCGTTACAAACTGAGCCAGCAACATCATCGGGCCGGTGAAGACGATGAGCAGCTCAAAGCCTTCAGCGAACTGCAGTGGTCCTATGTGATGGAGTGTTGCGACCGAATGGCCGAAGCGGAGCCAGAGACGCACGAGCGCACGCGCTTTCTGATTCACCTGATGTACAGCTGCTATCTGCGCATCTCAGAGGTGGCGGCCAGGCCCGGATACACGCCGGTGATGGGTCAGTTTCGCCGGGACAGGAAGACCGGTGTCTGGGGATTTTTCGTGCCCATGAGCAAATCGGGCAAATCCGGTACCGTGGCGGTGTCGGATCAGTTGCTGGCATCGGTGAAGCGGTATCGCGGTTTTCTCGGCCTCAGCGAACTGCCTGGGCCGGATGAGCAGACGCCGCTGCTGATTCGGCACAAGGCCTCGGGCCGCGGCCGGGATGCCGGGGTTCGTCAGGCTAATCTGGGGATACGACAGCTGAGGGAGATCATCGACGCGGTGATTGCCGAGGCGGCTGAGTTGGCCGACACCGACGGGCTGAGTCAGGATGCCGCCGAGATGCGGGCGCTCTCCAGTCACAGTCTGCGTCATACCGGCATCAGTCACGACATCAACCTGCACGGCAGGCCGTTGTCCCACGTGCAGGCGGACGCACGCCACGACAGCATCGACACCACCAGCCGTTATCTGCATACCAGCCGGGTTGAACGCCACGAAACCGCGGCGCGCAAACCCATGGACACCTTGGCCCGGTAAAGCCGATAACGCCATTTATCGGCATTGGGGCGTGCCACAGCCCCGGTGCCTGAGCCATCCATACATATATGCGCACAATGTATAGATTGTTAAGTGTGCGCACCTAGGTTAACTGGTTGATTTAAAAGGGGGTATGACTATATTAGAAAGGCGCGATATGCTTTAAAGGTTGCGCAGTACTTCTGCACGTTTCATGGTGTCGCGGGTGATCTTGTCTATCTTGCTTTCGTGGGGCATCAAGTTGATCAGGCCGTAATATATGTTCCTGATATTGTGGTCTTTTGCCCTGAAAATGTGGCCCCACAGAATCAGCAATGTGGGGTCTACGCCGATAGTTTCGGCCATTTCTAAACATAGACTTTCTCTAGGGAATGTTTTGTTCTTTCTCCAATCGCTCACGGCTGGCTGTGTGACATTTAGAAGTTTGTGAACTTTATAGTCAGAATCCACGCCCGCACAGGCTTTATAGCGGTCTAGCAGGTCGCTGGGTTGCATTGGCTTCATCAACTTTTCTTCAAGTTTTTTCATCCTATCACCCCGGTTTTTTTTGGTCATTGCATAAGTGGCTTCTTATTGCCATTAGGAGCTTGCTTGTCTATGGTGAATGTCAAGTTAATTATAGCTCACAGGATGACCGGGAATGACACGGACACAACAGCGTCAACTTAACGAAGGTCGCAGAGAGTCTGTAAAGGCGGCTCACGAGCGGTTTATCAAGGCTGTGTCTCTGGAAGTTAAGAGTCGTCGTATGGCGAAAGATGGGCAGTTCACGCTTTGTGACTGCTTGGATGCCAGTGAGGCTGTTATGGCGGTCTGTACCGATGAGGTCACAGGGTTAGATGTGGCCCTGTTAGATCGTGTGGAGCTTTCCGCCGATTTGCAGGAACCCCGCCTGTGAAAATCGTCTACTACACACTTGAGCCATTCGGAGTATCAACCATGATACTCGGTGACCTGTTTATCTTTGACTCCCTTCCTGAGTTGGAGATTGAGTGTGTGCAGATGTTTGGCGCTGACTTTGAGCTGAAGGAAGTCAACCAATCCAATTGGGATGAGCTGTATCAGGCGGGTGCGTTCAATGAGTAAGGTATTCGCGTTTCCTGACTATCTCACTTTTACCTTTACGCCTGAGCCGCTGATGCACTTGAAGGCGTTAGCCAAGATGGGTGTAAAGGTAAAGGATGAGCGCGGTATTTTGAGCCCGTTGGAGGCGTCTCGGCTGTTGGCTGACAGGTCAGGGCTTGAGTATTGCGAATCCGCAGGAATGGATTACTTGGAGTCCTTGCAGTGCCTTTGTGAGCATGTGGGTTTCGACATGATTGATACCATTTGCCACGGCGAGATAGAGCGCTTTATCACTCGGGTGAATCACCTTGTTACGGGTGACTTTGGTGGCTGTGAGTGGGAAATCAAGGATAACGGTTTCGGTCGCTTCCGATACGGCCACTCGGCCAACCTGTTGATTGAAGGGGTGCCGGTCGGTCTGGTGTGTTGGGGTGGCTCTAATCTGGGCTGCATGGTGTCTTTGACGGGTTCCGGGTGTCAGGCGGTTGATATGCAAGCGCTGTATGCCCTGATTAAAGACATACCGGGCATCAAGATCACGCGATTGGATCTTGCTCACGACGATATCAAGGGCGCTCGGGGCTTCGATTGGGCCAAAGAAAAAGCTTTTGAAGGTGGTTTCCAGTTAGGGAACCGGGCGCCAAAGGTTCGCATTATTGAATCTGGTGAGCTTCGTAAAACGGGCGGTAAAAGGGCAGAGCAGCAAAAGTATTACTTTAAGGCTAATGGTGGGCGTACTTTGTATGTGGGCGCTCGTACCAGCGGCAAGATATACCGTTGCTACGAAAAGGGCTTGCAGATGGGTGAAACGAATTCCAAGTGGGTTCGTCACGAAGTCGAATTGCACGCTAAGGATCGTGATATCCCCTTAGAGGCGATTATCGAGCCAAGTAAATACTTTGCTGGTGCTTATCCTTGTATGGCTTTTCTGGCCACTGAGCAGAGCAAAATTAAGACGGGCCGTAAATTGGTCGGTGTCAGTTATCAAAAGGTGGTGCAACACGCTGCAAAACAGTTAGGGCGCACCATCAATATGATGAAACAAGTCGGACATTCAAGTGATGATATTATCGAGCGTTTAACTCGTCATTTGGATGAATTTGAAATACCCAAGCGAATGAAGTTTGCTATTCAGGGTTCTGGTTAGATTTTAAGAGGGATATAACTATGGGTTTAAAAGTTCTCGTTAGCTCTATTCGAGTTGGTGAAGGTGTTAGCTCTAAATCCGGCGTTGCCAAAGAATATAAGTTCGCCAATGTAAACTATTTGGTTCCGGCCAAAGATTACGTTAAGGGTGATCATAATATTCAGGCTCACGGTGTAGAGGAGAAGTCTGTTGCAATGGAACATGATTTGGCTTTGCTGAATCGCTTCCGTGCTGAGGTGCCTCGTATGCCAGCTATGGTTGATTTGGAGTTGTCCCCAGACCCTGAAAACCCAAGTCGCAATATCGTAACCGGGTTTCAGCTTGTCAAATAGTCTGGTTTCGGGCTGAGGGCTTGAAAATGGAAGTAACTGCAATTCGCTTAGACGCTGACACATTCAATATGTTTCTTGCGTTTGCGTGTTCTCTCTTAATTATGGTTGGGTTTGGTTCAGGGCAGGGGTGGAAATAATGCCAGCCGAATTTGACCTTGCAATATTCTCACAGTGGCTCGCGGTGTTTTTGGGCGGCTGTGGAATGACCGGATATGTATTCGGGTACAAATTGGCGATTGCTCGCCGCTTTATTGAGTCAACAACATCATAAGGATGATGCTATGAAAAAGCGTAATATGGCCATTGTGGCCACTCTGGGTGCCTCTACCGCTGTTCCAGCGTTTGCGGCTTTCGATTACACCTCTCTGACCACTGGTATCACTGAAGAAGTGGCCGCCGGTGCCGCCTTCGCCGGTCCCGCTGTTCTGGCGGTAATGGGTGCCATGCTGGGCATCAAGCTGGCTAAGCGCTTCTTCCGGGCTGCTACCTAAGCCAGTACAGGGAGGGCTGTATAATGATTCGCTTTATCGGGCTGCTTTGTGCAGCCCTTCCGCTTTTAGCGGTTTCATCTTCTGTGTCTGCTGCTGGTGGAGAATATTCACGATTTCATCTTAAAAATGGTTGGATTTCATTTAAAGGTGCTTCTTCTGTCAGAAAAATGGCGGGAGATTTGCGGGGTTCTCCTTGTCAGCTTGATTTGTTGAGGGGAGAGGTTAGGGATGGTAGAAACAATAATGACGCTGAGCCAATGTCAGGCACCAAAAAAGATAATAGTACATGTCGAGTAACATTTAGTGTTAATGGAGGGGAGTATGTAGAAGAAGCTGATTTGTATATAGGTGAAGTTTGGGCCTGTCCTGATGGTGAGGATTACAATAATAACTCTGGCCAATGCGAAGCTCCTGTTTGCATACAAGGTGAGTTAGCTGCGGGTGCATTTGTTTATGATCCCAGCAATGGCTATATGTGTATTAGCAAGGCGGATAAGTTGTGTCGCGCTGAATGTGGCTCTGTATGCGTGAACCGCACAGGTGAAACAACTTGGGCACCTCTTGAGTTTACGGGCGCTGAATGCGCGCCAGGTGAACCGGGAGACCCTGGAACACCAGACCCCGGTGATGGTGGTGGTACAGACCCCGGTGGCGGTACAGACCCCGGTGATGGTGGTGGTACAGACCCCGGTGGCGGTACAGACCCCGGTGATGGATCAGGTGGCACTACAGACCCCGGTGATGGATCAGGTGGCACTACAGACCCCGGTGATGGTTCAGGTGGTACTACAGACCCCGGTGACGGCTCTGGTTCTGGCTCTGATAATTCCGATCTCATCGATGGTAGTGATATGCCCGGCAGTGGTCTGTATGAAACAGGCATGGAGGGCAGTAGGGAAGGGTATGAGGATGGATTGGGCAGCGTAGGGGATGATCCTAATGTGTCAGGGATAGAGGATTTTGGTAATCAGGCGGGTTTTATGAATGCCATTAGTGGCGTGACCTCGATATTTGCCAATACTCAATGCGTTAATCCGAGGTATAACGGCTCGGCGGTCAGTGGCGAAATAGATTTGTGTGGTGCTGTAAATAAGGTCAGGCCGTTTTTATACATAGTCTTTGGGGTTATGGCGGCTTGGTTTTGCTACATGACCATTAATCAGACATTCAGAGAGGTGTAACCATGCCAGCAATATTGGGTTTGCCAGCGTTAGCCGCTTTTATTGGCGCATTGCTGACGCGGATGGTGGCGGTGTTTTTCAGTGAAAAGCTGATTCGTATCGCCTATATACTTTCAGTGGCTGGGGTGTTGTATGCGGCGATGAAGGTGCTTGATAATGCGGTAAGCGGTTATATAGGTGATTTACTGTCAGGTATGCCGCCCGAGGTCAGTTATTTGGGCATATTGATGCCGTCTAATACAGCCGCTTGTATACAGGCTTGTATTGCCACTCAGTTTGCTTGCACTACTTATTCATTCGTAAACAAAGCAGTTCTGATTAAAATGAAGGCGGCCGGATAATGGCTCAGGTATTCATCGTTACGGGTAAACTGGGTTCTGGTAAATCGTTGGTGTGCGTCGGCAAGATACGGGATTATTTGAATCAGGGGCGCATGGTGGCGACGAATCTAGACCTGTATTTGGAGAACTTAGTAAATCCGTTTGCTAAGAATACTCGTGTATATCGGGTGCCAGATAAGCCAGTGAGCGCGGATTTAATGGCATTGCCAACGCCTTATGAGGGTGAATACGACGAAAACAAAACGGGCCTGTTGGTTCTGGATGAGTGTGGTACATGGTTCAATTCGCGTAACTATAAGGATGCAGACAGGAAAGGGTTAAATGACTTGCTGTTGCATATCCGCAAGATGGGTTGGGATGTGATGCTCATCATTCAGCACTTTAAGATGCTGGACAGTCAGGCCCGTGAGGCGCTGGGGGAGCAGGTGGTGACGTGCCGGCGCTCTGATAGATTACCGATTCCGGGGCTAAGTTTTGTAGCCAGGGTGATTGGTTTTGAACTGAAGTTGCCCAAAATGCACCTTGCTGCGGTGACGTATGGTACGGGCATGGGGGCGATTAGGGTTGGTTCGTGGCTGTACCGGGGTGTGGAGCTTTATCGTGCTTATGACACCCGGCAGATCTTCAGTGATGGGCGCTCGCCAGAGCGTGATGGGGTATGGGGGCTGGCATCGATGTTGCCGCCCAATTCAGTCTATGGGAGGTATACCAGTGAGAGCACTCACGCAAAACGATCTGCTCAACGAGCAGTCAATAGAATGGCTACCAGCGTTAAGGGCCGGGCTGCTTTTTTAGCGGGCCTGTTGTGTGCGTTCATTGCATGGCCGTTTTTAGGCTCGGCAGAGGAGCCAGCACAGCAGGCGCAGGTATTAACGGTGGGTGATGTATCAACTGATATAGAGCGGGAGGCTCCAAAGCATCCGCTTGATGGTGTTTGGATTACGGGCAGTGTTCGCACCAGTGACGGCTATGAGTATGTGTTTTATCGGGATTTGGATGCAGAGACAGTTAAAGTGTTTAATCCGCGCCATGAGGGATATATGGTCAGGGGTAATGACCCATTTAAAGCAACCTTGATAAAGGGGGGTAGGGCATATCGTATTTCTGATATTCCGTTTCATAATGCCGCCGCCGACCTGCCGTGAGGTCAGTAGAAGGCGGCATAATTGGATTTATGCAGCATTGTGAAATATGATTTATTGAATTTATCGCGTTTAATTTAACCGAGATCACCAACCATAATTATTTCAATATGGCGCGGATATGTTTTAGAGTTTTTTATATTTTTTGAGAAACGGCGCTCACCGCTATTTGTCAGTAATAGTTGATGATGGCTCCGTTTATTCGCGCATTGATCAGTAATAGTCGTTAATGCCGATAATCCTATTTGTCGGCATTGTTCTTTCAGCCCTTTTTGTGTGTCCGGGCATCTTAAATGTGTGACCGGGTATCAAAGCGCGTTTGCTCACGGTCGCTGCTATTGGTGCGTTCAATAGCCTTGCCCAATGCTGACCGGGCATCCTTATCCGGTCGGCTTGGCTGCGTCAGGGGCGTTGTTCGGTTGGCCGATTGCCCTCCTGCTAGGCCTTCGGGCTGGGTTGGCCCGCTGGGTTGATGAAGGGCGCAGCCCGCCCCCCGTTACTAATAGGGGGGGAATGAATCTTCCTCCTAACTCTCCTTGTTGCTTTCGCGCTTAACGCTCCTGCTAAACCCTAGACGGTGAGAAACCAGAGGGCTTTTCTGAACCTTCTCTAAGGTCTGTATGCAGGTCTGTAGCTCTTCGATGATCGCTTGTCGCTCATCTTCATCCTGTAGGGCGTTAATCCGGTCGTTGGCTAGTTTGAGGTCGAGTTTCGCTGCGTCCTTTTCGTCACGCTCAAACCAGACCCATAACAGTTCGTCTGGGGTGAACTTGTGGCCAACGTAAGGTGTGATCAGTTTGCCGTCATGGTCAAAGCCAAAGCCTTTCCACGCTTTAGTGTTCGGTATGGCCCGGTTGCTCATTTCGATGAGCTTTTGAGCCATTAGCGGGAACTCTAGCCGCATCCAGCGCTTTACTGTGTGGGGCGAGACTCCAAACCAACGACCCGCAGCCTCTAAATCAATGCGTCCAGGTTGCTTAGGGTTCTGAAAATTTGAGATCACGAAGAAACGACAATCGGTATGATTCAGGGCGCTAACATTCTTTTTCAT